TTACACGAACTCCATGAGATTAACTATGCCAATAGAGGCAACCATACGAGAGTTAAAATACATGCGGGTAACATAATCATCTAGATCAATGTAGAACCCTACAGGTTCATTAGCGTTGATCTTCCCAAAAATGTAATCAATGTACTTCGGGAAGTCATTGTACTGCTCTGATCCCTCACGTTCTGGCGCAGAAAGGTAAGGTTCTTCTCGCCCAATTACGTCTATCCGCACTTGTCGTGTCTTTAGTTTCATGCAGTAATTCTAACACACATGGGATCACTTGTCAAGCGGGATGGCCCTCAAAGCTTTCAGTGCTTTCTTCTGACTCAAGATATTCCCATAAAGCGAGCTACTGAGTTGCTTGGCTAGTTCCTTCTCGTACCAACGGCGGCTGTCCCGGTTGTGGTGCTCATCGATGTACGCAAGCTGGGCACGGTAGGCTTCCAGTTCCTGATCTAGACGGAACCGTATATCGGCTAGGTACTCATCCCACCATGCCTCAACGTTACCGAACTCGTCTTGCTGACGATGATGCACCGCCTCGTGAACGAAGATGTCTTCAGGCAGAATGGTTTCTCCATCAGCGCCTTGTGGAAAATAAATCTTACCATCATACGCGAACACTACTCCGTGGGTGCTCATAGCGTACCCTAAGACAGTGGCAATCTTCTCAACATTCGGCGGGAAGTCATGGACGACTTCAGGCTTACTCATTGATTGTGCTTATGTTCATAGATGGGGTCCGTTGACTTCGTGAAACCCTCTGCATTGAAAGATAGTGAAGGGGCGGACCAGATACGCTTAAGCTGCGCACCACAGTCTGGGCACTCGTCTGGATGCAGACCGGCGCTATGGTTAATCTCGTATATCTTGTTAGTAGCAACGCATTTGTATTCGTACTCAGGCATCTTCATTTCCTTTATATCGATCATCTAGTTCGGGGTGCTCATCAGCAAATGTAAGTAATGCTAGTGCATGAAATACTACGGCAGCAAGGTGATTACTTCCAGTGTCTGCATCAATGTCTTCGCCCGACTTCCAAGCGTTTAGGTGCCGCTCAAGGGCAGCAGTGGACAGAGACCAATCGTAACCTCGCCTCCAGTTGTTAGGAGCATATTTTTGAGCACCTATTCCATAATGGCGAGCGATCTGTCTCATAGCCCCTGCGGGGATAAGGTCAAATCGTTCCATCTTGGAACCCTTCTCTCCACCAGTCTTTTCGTTCACTATGCGAATTTCCTTCTCATCCTTGGCGTCTTCGTCAAGGTTCACCACATGGACTTTAGCGCCGGACATCTTATTCAAATTCATCCAGTGATTTTGACGCTGTTCATAGTCTTCACTCATCTTGTACCATTTCTAGTAGTTTCGGTTGCCAGTATTTCTTATTGCCATGAACGGTCGTATGGCAAACACCGCACAGAACTATAAGATTCTCTACAGTATGTGGACCACCCTCAGAACGATATCTGATATGGTGGATCTGAGTAAGGTCAGTGCCTCTACACAGTCTACACGTTCTATCGTCTCTTGTCAAGACTGTTTCAGCGATTGCTGGTGGCATAGGATCTTTCTTTGCCTTACGCTTGATCGCAGTACGCTTCGCTGCTGAGGCAGTGCGGTTAGCGATGAAGTGGTCATTACTACAATAGCTGGAGAGTCCAACCCTGTAAGCGCCGTCACGATCAACGAACGCTCCGCAATGTTTGCACTTCACCTTCATAGCGTCTGTAAGTCGAACAGAAAGAACGTGTTATACCGAGCACGATGATAGTTTGCTTTGGTACGAATACTTTCACTCAAACCACGATACCCAACAGCCACAGGCTGCGAATACTCTGCGCACCAATCCAAGTCTTCTTGAATGCATTCCATCTGCACTGGGCAGGCTGAACACACAGACTCGGCTTCCTTCTCCCGAAGATCGTCAAAGAATATTGTGTTGCTCATGTCTGAGCATGAGGCATACTCTTCCCATCTAACGGTACGACCCTCAGTCATCTGATTCATCTTCAACCAATGCTTCGATCGCTGCGGCAGAATCCGTCAGAACGTCCAGACCAATATCGACTGCATAGGAACCCATCTCCAACATCTTGATCACAACGCTTTCAATCTCACGAGAGATCAATTCATCATCTGTACGATAGATTACGCTGATAGTCTTCAGAAGCTGCGCCACGGGGGTTGACCCGTTTTGCTCTAGATAGGAGATCTCCAGTGCGTCCTCATGGAACGTAATACTAAAGACCTGATTGTCGTTTGCGTTTTCAGTCACACTACTCATAATACTTCTCCAAATGTAAATGACAGATCTGTCGAGCCAATCTCGCCAGTCTCTTTATCCACGTTAGTGATGTAGCTTCCCTCAGGATGTGTAGCCACGTTATCGTCTGATTCTATCAACCCATCGTTGACACCCTCTACTGCTTCACCCATATTGTCTAGCAGGTAGCGAGCTTCATGCCCGTCCAACAATGCAACATGCTCAGCACGAAATGTGTTTGCTCGTTTCAAGTCACCAGTCTTTTTAAGATAGGTAAACTTTGGTGCCTCTACTCGACAGGTCACAATGAATGTCAACTGTTCATCATGACATAGCGGTGCTGCAATATCTTCTTCCATCTCAAATGACCCAGCCATCCGGCCTTCATAGATAGTTACAGGTTGCCCATCGAAGTACTCTGTACCGTCAATAAGTTTCTTGCTCATGCTCTTGCTCCTTCTCTAGTCATCGTAATCGAACTTCATACTCTCAGCAGATACTGAGGTAACTCCGACTCCATAGCCGGTTAAACCTAAAGCTCCCTCTTTAACGAGAGCCTCTAACCAAATTGTAATATCCTTGCGCTCTGCGTCTGTGGCGGCAATAATACCTGTAACAGCAAACGTAGAAGTGAATGTTCCAGTGTGGTCAGATTCGATCTTCCCAACTCTACCTTTAGCCACTCTCAGCCTCCGCAGCTTTAGCTTGTAACGCTTGCTCAAGCGAGTTGTGGGGAAGGTCTAGTCTATTGTCCCCGGTCATATGTCTGTAGACGGCAACCCTCCAGTCATCTCCAGCCATCCCATATTGGACTTCCTTTAAGGCTCGACCATACAAAGGATCAGACTTGGGTATCACTGCTAAGGTGAGTGGAGCGAACTGTAGGATTACTTTAGTATTCACACCACCATCACGAGACTTCAGGATCTTCAGGTGAAGTTGGCGCTTTTGCTCATCTTCCTCTGTCCCTATCTGCTGATCCGGTGCCCAGAGGGCAAGGAGAAGGTCTGAGGTCTCTTCTACGGCCCCAGAACCACGCCCCATGTCCGCTGATACCTCTTTACCAAAGTCGCCTGAGCGGTTAGCCTGATGAGGCATCAAAACACTGACGCCACGGTCCTTAGCTAACGCCTTGGTATCCATGATACAATCTGTGATACGAGTGTACTCTTCGCCACGATAAGACCTAGCAAAGTAACCTAGGTAATCAATGACAACGAAGTTGGGATACTTCCCAGTCTCGAAAGCATACTGGTCGATACAGGTTTCTAGATCATCGATAGAGAGCCGGTTCTTGTCAATCATCAAAAGACTCTTGGCCCAGAAGGCTTGCGTGTCTAGAACTGTTGCACCGGGGTTATAAAAATTATGTATACGATGTGCTCGCTCAAACCATTCGTTCCTAGTCTGCTCTAGAGAGACATAGAGGAACTGCAAGGTTGGATCTTTCAGCAACATGCGATACATTATGTTAATAGTTGTCAACGTCTTACCGCTGTTGCTGCGGGCAATCGTAGTCACAACTTGTCCCGGCAGAATGCCATGCTGCAAGTGACCATCTAGTTCATCAATGTTGAACCAAGTTCCTGCAAGGTTAGCGTTGCCCTCAACTTCAAGCCACTGCTCATAGGCGTCATGCACTGTAACCAGTAGACCACCCTTGGCTTTGATGAGCAACATATCAATGTCATCTTTAGTCTTGCCCTTGCCAACCACAAACTCTGTTACATCGAGCTTCTTCTTGGAGTCTGGGAATGAGGCGATGCGAGCACGAGGACCAAACTTTAGGGCCAACTTTTCTGCACCATTATGTCCAGCGGTATCGTTGTCGAATAGGATGAACACTCGTCCAGCTTCATCGAAGTAGGACATCCACTCGTCATTCCAAATATTCTCTCCCGGCACTCCACAAGCAGCGTAACCCATCTGCTGCAAAACTGCGGCATCGAACTCTCCTGCGGTAATGATTACATCACGCTCGCCACGGATCTCGTCAGCACCAAATAGCTGTGCCTTGGAACCGGGGAGACTCATATACTTCCCACCGATCCGTTTGCCACGGACAGCGGTAGTATTACCGTAATCGAAGTATGGAATCGTGATCTGATCCTCAAGAAACTCTGTGCCACTATGTTTAATAAGGCCAGCCTCTTTAATGCTGTCCATGCTGTAGCTCTGGGAGATGAGGTAAGCCAGCAAACCATTGTCTGCCCAGCCCAACTGCATGTCCTCGATCTTCTCTTTAGTCAACCCACGATCATACAGAAGATAATCATACACTTCTGCGTTCGCTTTGAGACACTCTGTATAATATCGTGTGGCATCATTAAAGATCTGGCTACTGGTGACAGTAGCTGTAGCGCCATACTTGTTTGGGTCATCACCGAAATGGGCGATCAGAGAACTGAACACACCTTTCGACTGACACAAGTGACAGAAGTATTTGCCGTGGTCGTCATCTGGGGCAGTGTGAACATAGAGACGCCCCTTCTTGTTCTCGTCTTCATCGCAGAAGAAGCAATGAGTGTGACCTTCGCCACTGTTAGTACTTTTAAGCTCGACACCCTGTGTCTCTAGATAGCTAGTTACATCCATATTTATACCAATCGAATATTCTGGCTGACAGTAAGCTTGGTCCCTCTTGTGACGGACTCGTTGTGATCGCTGCGCCTCAACCGAACACTGCGGTCTCTACCATCGTACAGGTCAATGAATGCGACATCCGTAGTCATCAACGCTTTCCCAACAAATTCCATATCAATAGAATCTAATCTGGGGATATTGAAATCATAGAAGCTGCAGATAGCCACCACTTGTTCATGTTGATCTCTACATACTGCGATAATGTTCTCATACTCCATGCCCATCAAGAGATCAGTGATTAGGAATGCTCCAGTCAGCACTTGGGGGTCCACGTCTTCTGTCACAAATTCCTCAATTCGATCCACTGTTTTATAAACCATCTCAAAGACACGGGTTGTCACGGACCACAGCATAGATTTCATCATCGTACTACGACTCCACTAACTACTTTAAAGTGGCGGGTAGGCATACACTTCTTGCAATAAGAGGCGTATAGGGAAACAGGATGTTTTTGTCCGATGGTCCATCGGTGGTCTACTTCTCGTCTACACATAGTCATCTTGCCGTCAGTATACAACCTATGAAAGACATAGCCTTTCGGTGACGATGCAAACTCTGCTGTTATGAAGGTACTTGTAACTGGTGCGTTCATGTAATCTCTCGCTTAGGGGTGGTTTCTAGTCGGTAAGCTACCAATTCCCAGCCGGGGGCATCTGAAGGAGCGTTCTTACGCACCCAACCTGCCAGCTCTTCATTGGTAGTAGCGTGGAAAGCAATCTGTGCTAGCGCATCTTGATCTATCTCTATGTCCATAATCAGTGTCCAGCCCCTTCGGTCAGTTCAAAAATGGCGTCTTCAAGTAACTCGTACATATGGTCAGTATTAATATCCTCACAAACTATAGAGGCCATCGCATCATCCATGCGCTCTACAAGAGACTTTGCTGGTGCTACCTTGGGGACGGGGAGTCCATGCTCCAACAAGCGATCTTCGTTAGTCCATCCGAAGGCACGGCCATTCGGAGTAATCATACGCCTAGTTGCTTCGGATGGACTCGTTCGCTCATTCTGCATCATATCGATCCACACAATAGCGGGCAGAGCATGTTCCGATGCTTCCTCTGGTCGTTCCGCTGGGAGTAGTGGAGTCATCGGGCCTTCCTTCTCGCAAAGCTCCACCCATGAGTCGCACAGGGTGATATCGCACGCCCACTGGCCCTGCTGAGTTGTCCTCCACAAGCAATTATCTCTGTCGAGTGCGTACCCTGATTCGGGTTCTGGCGTGCTCATATCTGTTCCGTTCGTGTAGGGATGGGCATATCAACCTTCTCTAACTGAAGTGAACTGCGAGTGCCGATCCACCCACCATTAGGGCTGAGGATCTCGTATCGGTCTGGCTGGTGCATGTGGGGATGCAGAACATCTACCCATGTAACTACAGGGACAGCTTGAGCCGAAATACTATCTGGCCGGATCGCCGGGAGAACATGAATCATTTCTTCTTCTTCTTTCTAGGGCCAGACTGTTGCACAAGATCAGCGCCACACTCTTTCCCATGAACAAAGCCGATGCAATGCATCAGCCTGTCTGGAGAAACAATCTGGTGAGACGGATTGTGTTTACAGCGATAACCAAATCTAATTTGTGCCATCGTTGATAACCCTTTCGACCGTTACGCTCAATGCTCCAGTGAGGCGTCCAACATGAGGACTGCCTCTGAGTCTGGCATCGACCAACTTCATTGTAGTAGGAAACTTCTTACCGCCACCGTGGATACCAACCCACACAACGTCTGCAACTTCTGCAGACTGGGGGTCGTAGATGGCATCGCCAACCTCAACATCGAATATGCCAATAACTTCTGTGTCAGGCTTGGCGTTTTTCTTCTTGCGTTTCTTCTTCGGCGGCATGTTGTTAGTATAACACATCCTCTGTCAGATGTCAACTCGATTAGTAGTGCCGAAGGCAGGATTTGAACCTACACTGCTCGAAAGCGGGAGATTTACAGTCTCCTGAGCGGCCAGTTGCTCAACTTCGGCGGGGGTGTCTGGCAGGGATGCACAGAATCGAACTGCGAGCCTTTGATTTGGAAGCAAAAATGTTACCGTTACACCACATCCCCCTGTTTAATAAACGAACTCTACTTCAATACGGTCGTCCGAGTCAAATAGGTTCATCCACGGAATACGAGGACAGACTACACGAGTAATTGCAGTTCCTAAGATCGCACGCTGGCATCCAACGCATGGAGCCTTGTTCACATACAATGTGGACTCATGGAACTGCGTAGGATCGCCGTGAGTGAGCGCATTAACTTCAGCGTGGGCTGCGAAGCAAAGCCCCGGTCCAGAGTCATAGGTGGAACCTGAGGGCACGTCAGACGTACCTCTGGGGCACCCACCGTCCCTACAATGCTGCCAGCCACTCGGAACTCCGTTAAAACCTGTACCGATGATACGCTGAGTCTTATTATTTACGATAACGCTGTAAACTTCAGCTTTACTACAGGTGGAGAAGATGGGTGCTGCGGCACTGCACAGGTCAAGCCATTGTTGATCTTTGCGAATAATTGTCATAAGCTCTGAGGGGAGGGGACGATCCTCCAACCTTCGCATTAACAGTGCGCTGCTCTGCCAGTTGAGCTACCCCAGAAAAGGTGAGTAGTTTTACACCGTGCTCAGGGTGTCTGTGTTCAATCAGAATTTGAGAGCCTGAGAGGAGAATCGAACTCCTGACCTGCTGATTACAAAACAACTGCTCTGCCGACTGAGCTACTCAGGCATATTCTTTATTCGTCTAACCATTCCCTGAATTGCTGTCCCAGAAAAGCTGCGAACATTCCTTCAATTATCGCTGCAGTTTGTTTGGGGTTCTCGGTGTCTGACAACGGCCTACTAAATATTACTGCATCCCCTAGGGAGATTTTAACCTCATCGTGAGTGGCTTTGGTTTCAACTACTGACTCCGTGCGGAAGGGCACCATGACATCCTTTTGGATTGGGTTTATAATTTACGAGTGGGTGGAGGGTTTTCACGATCTGGGAGATCCTGAGGATTTATTCTAATAGGGTCAGGCTGCACACGAGAACTCTTCATATCCTCGGGCATGTCTGGCATCGTGAAGCCCTCACGTTCACGCACCGGCGGCGCATCTGGAGTAACTTCTTTAGGTAGAATATCCATATCATGCTCTGCGGCCAGATCCTCGAACATTTTGAGAAACGCAAGAACCTCTTCTTCGGGGGCTGGCGGGTTCGGAAGATCATCTGTGATGTGATGAATGTCATCATCGATCAGACCACTGTAGAGTCCTGTTCCATCAGCCGCTACGCATGTCACGATGTCTCCGTGGACAGAAGGCTGTATGAATACTTCAGTAATGCGTTTACCCATCACCCTGATATCAGCATCCTCAAACGTTACTGCTGCTGCAACATCCACCGCAGACATTGATGTCTTGGCGGCTTTTCCTTCGACTGCAATAAGAAATGCTGACAGTTCTTCGGCTGCTTCGTAGAAGGCAAACGCTTCGGTGGACATGCGCTCTTCTTTGGGGCGAGTCTCCGTGGGGCGATTAGCGTTCTTGGCTTCTCTCTCTTCAGCCGTCATGGGAGGAAGCTGAGTGGTCCCATTCATAGGAAGAAGATGAATCCGTTCTTCCAATTCTTCTGGCGTCAGTTCAATTCTAGAATCCATAATACGTGTCCTGTTCCTTCCGAGGGAAGAGGGGATGGATGCTGCGAAAACATCCATCCCCCTTCCGGTTGTAAATCAAGGGAGAAGGCTCTCCACGACAAGAGTCTCTCAACCTATATTTACGGCATAAAGGCGGCGGGAGGAACGCCCCTATGCGACTTTGGTATGTTAGAAGGGTTCAAACTCTGAGTTTACCTCAGCTTGAGCTTCACGAGATACCGGTGCCACTGCTACGTTGCCGTCTGTCTGTGATGCAGATGCTGTGTCGGCTCGTAGAACCTCACCCACACAGTCAACCATCTCACCCTTCTTCTTGTTGAACTTTTCGCCAACAAGGATGCGGCAGTTAAGTCCAACGAAGTCGTCGGATTCAAACTCGTAGCCATCTGGAAGATCGCCACCACCGAGAATGGTTTTGGTCCAGTTGCGGAGACGACAGGTGTTGCGCTCGTCTTCGTACCAGTTAGCTTTGGCGTCACCGAAAAGAACACGCTTCTCATAATCGCCGTCCACTACACGGAACCAGAACTTAACCTGATGGGTAGAGCCGTCTTTCTGAGGGTAGTTCTCAAGGAACCACTGTGAGTACTCTTCAACGAAACACTTCTCGATAACTACGTTAACGATCTCGTTTGCTGGGATGGGTGTGAACTTCTTGTCCTCGCCACCTGAGTTCCCAGCGGATGCTGGTGCTGGTGCCGTGGCTGATGCGGGTAGTTTCATTGTGAATCTCCGTTGTTGAAAATGATCTCTAAGTCTTCGTCAGCGCCTTCGATTTCGACGCCTTCCTCTTCAGAGGATGCACACATTATAGCACCTTGCTGGTTGTGTGTCAAGTGGAATGACCCATAATCTTGGATTATTGGGTCTGTGCCCGTTAGGGCATGAGTCCAACTATCGTCATTTGTAAGACGGTAGGTTCCAAGAACTGGGTCCGCACCTTCTGGGAGTTCCTTGAGCGGAACTTCTGTACGAAAGGCGTAATCGATGTAGTTGTGAATCTGGTTCCCGAACTGTCCACCGATAGCCAGTTTGTCCATCTCGTCGTTAATTCGACAGGTGATGACAACGTGCATATCTAGACTGGTTATGGCCGTAAAGATCTTGTTGAATCGTGTAGCGATCCAGCCCCAGTCTTCCATAGTGGTTTCTGATCGTTTCTTATCTGCCAAGCGGCTCATAAGAATTCGGCGCTGGAGTTCATCGACTGAATCGATTACTAGAGTTTCTGGAACATAGTCACCAAGCGCCCCCTCTGGGCCAGCCTTGATGGCCTCGACCACGGTTGCCACATCAGCTTCGCTGTAGACATCGGCGTAGGGAAACTCTCTGTTTGTCACAGAGGCGAGTCCTGCCGCACAATTGACCACGAATGGGTTAGGAAACCCTGTAGCGAAAGAGGTCTTGCCTGAGCCGGGGTCACCGGCAACAAGAACTTTCAGATGCTCGGGCCAAAATTTGCCCTTGGTGCTGAAGTGGATAATTCCCATTTATGAAGCCTTTAGTTTAGATGGTGACTTGAAAGGTGCGACAAGGAGAGATAGAAGGAGGGACATGCCAATGGCTGGTCCAAATCCTACCGTCACGGGAAGTAGTCCCTCGTGAAATCCCATCCCTACCAATACCATGAGTGCCCAAGCTTTAATCCCTATAATGAGGGGAATGGTTATGATCATGAATAGTACGAGTATGACCGCTTTTGATTCCTTGTCCATACTAGCTAGTATAGCAGATCCGCAACCTTTTGTCAAGCCAATTCGATTGAACGGCCCAGTTGGTCTTCGTTGAGATAGATAAGGCACTGATCTTGAAAATCGCAGAAGCGACATGAGGCGGCAGAGATGTTGGGCATGAACACTTCAGCTTCAATGGAAGCCTCAATAGCTTCTATGCAGCGATACAAACGAACTATATCAGTAGTTCCCCGAGGTCCACAGAAATACTCTTTGCCATTGCGAGTGTCGAACCAGTATACCCTATGCTCATAATCCTTGTACTTCTCGTACAGTTCTTCGCCGTTCGGGTAGCCAGTGTACTTATCAGAACCCTCTACGCCTACCCAGAACTCGCGCTGGGCTACGGCCCATGCGTATGATGTCATCTGAATATCGAGACTTAGGTTATCTGCATTAGGGCGGAAGCCAGTTTTGTAGTCTCTGATGTAGAGGATGCGAGCGTGCTCATCCACTGATACCTCATCTATGATGCCAGAGATTTCGTGGTTCCCTATAGGCACACAGAAACGTTTCTCTGCACCGATTACTACATCGTTAGCAGCGGCACGAAATTCAACGAAGTCATGGACTTGCGCTTGACCCTTCTCGTGGTATCCACTAGCCGATGTACGGCGGGGCCAATCCATCTCCTGCTTCAGGGAAGCTTCCCAGAGGTCTAGGAACTCTTGTACGGCAGCGTCTTCGTCACCATTATTGTTATAATGCTCGAAAGCTGCGTGCACGGCAGTACCAAATTCTGCTGCGGCATTGACACGCCATTCCTGTAGGCCATCGACATAAGCGAACTTAGCCTTGAGGCTACAAGACATCCAATTCTTTAGTAATGAGGGGGATACTTTCATCAGGTGATATTGCTCCGATAAGGAACGAAGTATAGTTGAAACGTGGCGTTCTTAATAGTTCCTATAGTTCCGCCAGTATTGGAAAAGAATATAGTGTCTAGTGGTGACACAATGCGTTCTGGCAAGGCTACTCCACCGCTCGAAAGTTTGTTACCCAAATCATAAGAAGTGATACGATCACCGGGGTAGGAGGCGTCTCGATAGACCCAGATATTTTCCATAACGGTGTCTGGTGAAGGGGTGGCTGTCGAAGTCTTTCTAAGACTATAAATAAGATAAGAACCGGCTATGCTAGAAAGACACATTGTCTTAATTCCTATTAGGTACAAATCCTGAATTGGAGAAAAGGTGCTGGATACATGACCCGACAATGCTGCATCGGATTGAGATATTGTCATAGTGGCCGTGATGGGATCATGATAACGATCAGCGCTAACAATCTCCTGATTTTGTAGTGTTCTAAGTTCCCTATAATCTGGCATTACACCATCTCCTTGCCGCATCCGAAACAGATGAAGTGATCTGTGTTGAACTTGTAGCCACCGAAGTAGCCCAAGTGTTTACATTCCTGTGCGAATTTAAGAACACCAGCTTTGGGCATTTTATTCAAAGCCCCTACTGGCATCATCCAGCTTTCTCCCGAGTCTATGAAGTCGGATCTCCGACCCCAACCCAAGAGCATTCCATCTTGCACTAGAACAAATATATCCGCATTAGCTTTCTTAAAGTGGAAGTACCTGTCTTCAATTGTGCCAGCTACAAGGACCACCTTGTTAGATAGCTCATCTTCGAACTTGATTCCCTGTGGGTGGACCATAGAGATAGTAAGCTCTGGATTATATCGGTCCATGAATGACCGAACACCACCAACCACATCGTCATCCAATTTGCTATAAAGATTTTCTAACGTGGTCATTCCAGTCATTATAGCATACCTAACCTCTTATGTCAAGCCGGTGATTTCAGAGCCTTACCATTAAACGACCAGTGAACCATCATCTTTTGGAAAGACACCCCGCCGGAAACCACTCCAAGACGAGCACCAAGGTAGAGCCTACCTTGTGGTGGAGATTCCTTTGTGGTCCAGCTAAGCACACATACGTTGGCCCACGGCATGAAGCCGGGAACCTGAGAGTCGCCCTCGATTAACTCTGCGCCAAACGAAAGAATGGGTTTCTCTACGAACCTAGTGGGGAAGGTCACATCGATTTGAGCTTCGCCCTGTCCATTGACACGGAACTGTCCAGTTACGGCAGTAGCTGTGGCTTGAAAGCCGCTCTGACCCTTCCTGTCCACATTGCCAGCATTTATTTGTGACTGAAAATTTTGAATGTAGTTGTTCATAGAACGTTTCCTATTACTGTAATAGTACCAGTGTTAATACCAGAATGAGACTCTACTTCATCTCCATACAGTCTCACACCCATAGTCATAGTGCCATGAGTTACGTCAATACCGTACTTGCCCTGTAATACAAGTCTGTATTCTCCAGAATCAACAGTGCCAAAGTCAAACGAAGTAACGGCTGGAGGGAAATTGGTGGCAGCGATAATATTTCCAGTCTCGAACTCATTGAGGCCAGTTACATCGATCAAATACCAGACACCGACATGGCCGAAACTGTCTTTCAAACTGATCTCTGGGGAGAACTGGAAGATTTCCATGCTAAGATCGATTTGATCCTGCAGGGAGAACCTGAATTCTGATTGCCCAATTTGACCAGCGTTAGTGAAGCCGGGAGTCCAATAGTTTTCAAAGTTGTCAATTGTCTTTACATAATTGATAGAATCATATGTTGACGCAAGCCCCAGACCAAGATTACCCTGCCAAGTATCTGTTCTGTTACTTACGTTAATGCGGTTGTATTCAGGAGGAGATCCGACATCAGCAGAGATAACCCAATTATCGGGCAGTCCGAGCCAGTTGGTTTGAAAGGTGGAGGTATAGGAACCAGTATCAAGGTCCATAGAAGATGAATGCCCACGAATATAATGAGAGAATACTTCAGAGGTATTGCGCTCTTTGATATTCACCTGATCATTGATATCGATCTGTGGATTGCCTAGCGCAGTGGCTGAACCGACCCGCTGAGAGAACCAAATCTGCAGGTTGACTAGTTCCGCCATGAGATGCAACTCTTCATCATCCCTGAAAGCGTCATTGATCCACATGGCAGGCTTAACGATCCCTCGTAGAGACGGTACGCCGGGGCGGATATCAGCGGTTGCACTACTAGGGTAATGTGTTATAAAGCCAGTGCTTGTAGGATCTTTAGTGTCAGGAGTGTCATTACCAATGGTGATCTGCGAACGCAGAGCGTTGCCAGAGAGACTGGAAGTATAACCTAGAAGGTCAACGTCTTCGTCCAGTGTGGGGATATACATCTCCAGAGTATCACCGACAGCTAGTTCAAAGACATATCCATCAGCACTAACTTCCCAATATTCATTCTCGTTCTCTGCCCAAATACGCAAGCCGGGAGGCATATCGATGTGAGGCAAAAAGTTTGTGAAGTCTGGATCGACCCCCGTAAATAGTAGCTGCCCCTGATTCCAATGGTCGGGAGGGAATAACTCGCCCATAGAAGTCATTACTCCAACCGGGTCACGACTGTCCAGTGGACCAATCCAGTGAGGACACTGACCGTACAATGAAGTCTGGTCTGAATGAGGCCAAGTGCCGGGGTAAATCCCTGCACCACCATCTACGTTAGTAAACCAAGCATCCATTGATGCCCATCGAGTGGGCGCTAGGACGCTGGGATAAACGATCCCATTTTTGGTCGCTTCGCTCTGGGGTGTATCGTAATAGTATGGATCATCAATAATACCAGGGATAATAGACATATTAGGATCATTGTCAGCAGAGGCGATGACCATATCGTATGCAGTATTTGGAAGCGTTTCGTTTCCGTCCTGATCGAGCCAGAGTCTGAAGCCAGTGTAGCTAGAAATGTTCCCAGCCTGCCACCAGTTAGGTGAAGTAAACTGGAATGACCCATCATGATCGATCCAAGTAGAAAATCCAACGATCTGTTTAAGTTCGTTGATAACATCCAAGACGGTACGTTTATCAAACTTGTCGCCGGGGAATCTTGCATCAGCAGGAATACCAGTGGATTCTAGAGATCCCCAAACGGGTGGTGGTTCGTTCGGGTCATCGGTGCCCTTGAGTAGCCATCCAGACCAGAGGAGAACCTCTTTAACGATGTCCACGTAATCAGAATAATTCCCTTCGAACCATTCGAAACCAGTGTTCCCAAAGAAGCCCGGTTGCCCCCAGAATTTAGCATCATAGTGTCCCACAGACCCATCTGCAGCAAGAAGCCAAAAACCAGACCCATCAGGGTCAGGAGCAATAGACCAAATAAGTGCACGGAAGAATTCCCATGTCTGGAAATCAGACTGTGTGATGTCCAATTCGAGCTGGGGGTTGGTCTGATAGAAGTCGGTTGGTCCCTTGCCAACAGCGGTTCCGAATTGAGCGATGTGGCCGGAACCAAATGCCATATACAGGCCATTGCCATCCGGTGTGGGCTTCATGGAGTGAGTAAACTCTGACTCGGTAAGTCGGAACTCCTGAGACGATCCCTTATTGTAAACGCGATAGTCTAGTCCACCGGGGATTGAGGTCTCAGCCGTACCGCCGAAATTGGGAACGCCTACGGAGAATATCTCTCCAGAGCCTGTGGTCATCCACATGCCGGGTTTGGTCGGGTGGGCAGCTATTGCTGTGCCACGGCGAGCAACATTATACATGGCTACATAAGAAATGACGAAACCTAGAGGGTTGGCTGCTGGCACCAGCGTTACGATAGGTACCGGCTGCATAATTTGGGAGACGTCCGTACCAGCGCCGGATTGTGGCTCCCAGCCCACATAATGACCCCATCCAGCAAAAGCTTTCTGGTTCTGGGAAAGTATGTTTGCAAAGACGAACCGCTCATCGCCCCCGACTCCATCTGCATCAGTAGCGTCACCAAAACAACATACACGCCCATCACTGAGCAGAATAAAGTATCCCTCTCCAGTGTGAGTGGCAGCTATGTCCATAGCTTGACCATCTAGGTATAGAGAGGTCACTCCCCAAGCATCGCTGCCCCAAGTAGGAATAGCATTATTTCCAACACCATTGGCCGGTCTTCCGGCAAGGTTATTATCTAGACCGGGAGCGCCATTAGGGCCACAATGCAACCAACCGTTAAGGTCTTCCTTCAGGTGTGCTGAGCCGTAGCCCAGAACCTCCCCAGAACGATAGAGTATCCAGAACCCTTCGCCGTCTGGATGCGCAGCCATAGCCATGACATTATTAGCGTTAGAATCCGCGCCGGGGCTAATTGTAAGAACTCCAGCGTTATTTGGTGCCGCCGCATAGCTCACTCGGTTCTTTGCATCGCCGTAACCGTATACTATAGGATGTCCACCAGAAAAAGCACTGTCTGCGACCCAGTAGCCACGAGTTGGATGAGCAGCCATAGCGTAGGTCCAAGGAGTGGCTGATCCACCGGGGTTATTTTGTCCAGTAAGTTCATCTCCAATAGAATAGGCTACGATATTTCGGATGCCGCAACGATATGGAGAGGCTGGGGTCTGACCCTGAAGGTTGCCGTAATACATGTTTTGGAAAGTGACGCGAATGTATTGAACATCGTCTCCAGTGTCTATTTCCATTCTAGTTACGGATTCTTGTCCATCGGGAATATGTCGTGGTACGACGAATTTATGAGTGTAAAGCAGGTTGTCCAGACTCTCCTCATCTATACTGCTATGTGCAGGGATTGTATCAGTGCCCTGCCATGCTCCATTCTTATACACTGACAGGTAACAGGTGTAACCACCGGCCCACGGAATGAGGGCAAGCTGGTCGATATCGAATGTGGTACCTGCATTCTTGTGCTCAAACTGAAACCATTGTGTCCATTTGTTGGGGTTATCACAACCGTTCCCTACGAAGAAGGTGTCTCTCTTCCCATCAGTCATCATCCCGACATTTTGAGTTGTGATCCCCGGCTGATCTTGGACATCGTAACTGCCGCCCCGAGAATGAAACTCAATGGGAATCATGCCCTGAGAGGCTCTCTCCACGCCTGTATGTGGATCAGGCTCCCAGTACGAGTCGAACGCTGAAGTGCCCGCAGGGACGTACTCAAGAGGATACAGAGCATCTGGGATGAGAGGAGGGAGAATGATCTGGTCTAGAAGGAGTTTTCCGATGTCTTTACAAGTAATTGTGAGCATTCCATCGTTGCCACCCTCAATAGTCTCTATAATCCAAACACCTGTCTGAAGAACCTCGGCAGCGTCAATATGGTCTTGAAGGGTAGTACTTGTAGAGAGGTAAGGCAGGTAGCCCTGATATGTCCGAAGAAGTGCGTAGGGCACTAAGGCACCCGCCCACTCGAAGCCCGCATTCACACTGCCATCTTTTTCTACTGCACCGATTGCTGGACTCTGGTTCCATTCAGCTTGTGCTTCTGGGGTGGCCCCATGACCGGGCCAGAAGTAACCGGGTTTTCCTAAGACGCCCGGTTCATCAGGAACAACTGAACCGGGAGCGCCATTACCAATTTGGTCGTGCCATTGGTTGTACATGGAAATCGTGCAAGAGGCGATATCGTTACCAAATGCTCGCTCTACGTTGATAGTTTTGATATTAGGCAGGACCGTCTCAACCTGAGAGTCATCGTCTTGTTGAAAGTATCTAAAGGGTCCACGAATAGAATCGCCCCAGTTAGGACCAGTATCAGTGGTCTCTAGCTGCCAGTCAGCCTCTACCGTCACAAACCCCAAGGGAGTTTGCAAAGAGTCTGACTCGATTACATCCTGAATTGCTTTAGAATATCTCATTCTCTGACCAGTCCAATTTTGTCATATTAATGCTATAAGTCATACGCCACGGAAGTAACGCTAAGGTAGCACCAACAAGTCCACCATACCTAGTGGGTGCCCGTGTTGGCTTGAAGCTTTCGATAAGCACCCATAAATCTCTATTCAAATCATCTGTTAACTTTAGCTGAAACATTTTATCTGCGAGTGTTACGAAACTATCGTAATCTGCTTCCTCGAAGAAGGTTCCACTTATCTGCATAGTGTCTGCATTCATGCGACCCTTCTGCACGATTCTGCGGCCACCAGTACTCATAATGGGATTAGTGACCGACCCACCCTTAGTTACGCTAACCTCTGAAGGGTTGAGAGTAAATGTAGAGGTTAGGGCGGGACTCTCTGTCTCGTCTGTAAAGACCCATTTAACCACAGTCATGATGGCCCCGGCAAGGTGGTATCATACTCTTGACATGTCATTGTGTAAGTATGCTTCCAAGGCCATTTCTCCGAATAGTCACGATCCATTGACAGTTCTTCTGGTACTACGTATACAAATCGACCCAGATCGTCAGAGATGCTAGCTCGGTCTGCCACTACGAAGTTCTCCATAAAGGTAACGTCTTCTTCGGTGTAAAGTATACCAGAGAATGTATACTTTCTGTGCGAGAAGCCACCCGACATGATCACAGTACGTCCATCGAGGGTGGCGTTTACTGCGTAAGTTATCTCTTTTGTATGAGCGAAAGAGTCCCCAGTTGCGTTAGGGTTGGCATACAAAGGACCGCCAAGCAGCGTAGCCCCATTGTCAATGGCGTAAACAAACTGCCAGCTAGTAGCCATGATCAGTACACCGTGGTTTCTAGACCGTTAGAGCCTGTTCCCAGAGCCTGTCCAAGGATATGTACGACTTCTTGCTCGCCCATTCCATTGTTGACGTAGATGGTGATATCCTGATTACGGTTATCTTGATAACCAACAGAAGAACCACTTACTCCAGTACCTGTGGTCTGATTAAGGCGGCGGGCCTCATACAAAGTGGGGAGAGCTAGTGAGTCAGGAAGGTTAGTCTGGAGGTCTCCAGAGATGTCATCCTTGATTCCCTTGATCGCACGAGAGAGTTCACGGAAGGCGTCTGTTCCCGGCTGTAGGCCAGTGAGTAGAGCCTCAAGGTATGCGAGATATTGACGTTGAGTGATCTCTTCCATGTCATAGAGGAAGTCATAGTTCTCACGAGCTTCTGCCAAACGAGTATCACGCTGTTGTTTCTCAGCGTTTATAAGGTTGGCACGAGCACGGTTGATCTCTGCGGGGCCTTGACCCTGTTCCTTCGCTCTTGCCAGTTGTTCTCTTGCACGTTCCACGGCAAGGGCTGCGCCCTCAATAGTTCTGTCAGCAGAGTTCAGTTCCGCTGCACGGAGATCAAACTGTGACTCTCGGACTGCTGCCATCGCATCTTCAACAGCATTGTTAGCTTGCTGTACTGCAAGTTGCTTCTGAAGTTTATCGTCCACTCCGAGAGCTTGGGACAGTTGCTGTTGTGCGAGCTTCAGTTGAGCATTAGAGGTCTCGATTGCGTTGCGCTCTAAGTTGTTCATTCCAAGCAGCACAGAAACGAAAGTCTGCTTACGGGCATCTGTAGCGTCACGGACGGCAACCATTGCTTGAGCCAGTTCAGCACGAGCTTGTAGGCCTTGCACAGAGTCAGCACCGTAACGGTTTGCCATATCTTTGTACTCGGCTAGAGCTATGTAGAGTTCCTGTTCGGCTGCGCCAACAGTGTCTCCTGTGGCTGACTGGAATAACTTAACTGCGGTACGGAACTGTTTAGCTTGCTCTTTACGTTGATCAGCAATAGCACGTTCAGCTTTAATGCGTCTGGCGATTGCTTGAAGATTGTCTGCTTGCTCTGGAGTTCCCTCTGCTTCACGGGCATCAATCGCTGCTTCCATGAGTTCTATATTTGCCAGCACAGCATCATTACCAGCGTTTTCTGCTTTAGCTATTTCTAGACGGGCACGATCAATATCGGCCTGAGTTTCTTGGTTACCACCACCACCACCGCCGCCGCCAGCGCCGATATCACCGGGACCAACCCCGCCGAATGCTCCAAGATCACTCTTGGAAATGGCTGAGATCGTGCCGGTGTCTGCCAGAAGGTCAGTGGCCTCATCAAGATCACTCTGTCGGCCTGCGTTATAGTCGTCAATGTCAATCACGCCCTCTTCATCTGCACCTTGGTTAGCTCGCGCAACCGCCAATGCGGCTTGGCCCATCTGTATTTGAATAGCTCGAATACGTTTCATGAGAGCAGCTTGAAGACTCGCCAGATCCTGCGCTGCCTGAATAGCAGCGTTACCACCAGCGGCCAATCCGTTAACGATCTGTACCATCCCGGTAGCAGCAGCATCTGCGGAAGCATAGGCAGTCGCGCCCATTACATTAAAGAGGGTAGTACCCAGAGCCTCCATCGTCTGCCCTAGCTGGAGTTCAATAAGGTTTTGTGCAGCTACATTTTTAATCTCTTGCTCTACTCGAATAATTTCTGCGGCCAGAGTTTCTCTCTCTGCTTCGGTTGCTCCTAAGCTAGCTAGCTCATCTCGACGTTTGGTCAGTAGCCCGTAATAAGTGTCAAGAAGCCCCGCTTCATCGGTAGTGGTGAGCGTACTTTGATTATTAAGGATAGCATTTTTAACCTGTTCAATTTGCGCATTGAGTCCAGCACTATCATTTTGTCCATTACGTTCGGCGGCTGCTAGTAGTGACTCAACGCGAGTAACGATGGAAGCAGAGACATCTTCTTTATAGGCCAACTCCGCTTCAGCGAGTTGCACTTCTTGTTCTGGGGTAACGGACCCAGCATCACGAGCGGTTTGGATTACCTCTCGAAGGGCCTCAACGTCCTCTTTGCGCTTCTTGAAATAGGTTGTGTAGCCCACTAGGCCAGCATCGAATTGTTTTTGCACCAATGCTAGATTATCCTCAAGGGCGGCGATATCTAGATCTGTTTCTATCTGGTTGCCAGTTATCGTATCTCCAACAAGAGTATCTGTAATAGCAGAAGCTTGTTCTTGTGCTGTTTTATTTCCTGTAGCATCTTCGTCTAGAATAATATCGGAAAGCGCTTCTTTTACCCTCCCCTTAGACTGTAGAGCTTCAATAACTTCGCGCTCCAGCGTGGTAATATCAATTCCAAGCTTTTCATTGAGTTCATCGGCTGTTGCGGCTATTGCGTCGATGTCCTTTACACGTTCGCCGCCAGAGACTTCACGCTGCTTATTGATTGCACTTTCTACTTTCTTGAGCAGCTCGTCTCCTTTTAGGTCAGGGTAACTCTCTAGCACGTCTTCTTTTATTTCTTGGAAATTCTTGGCCTCGGTTATAGTACCAGCTTTTTCAAATTCTGGTTCTTGTATTTCTGGCAAGGTGGCCTCTAGCTCGGCCTCAGTAACTCCATCCGCACCGAGTATAGCCAAAACCCTCTCTTGAGATTTAGCAAAGGCAGCACTGCGCAGAGCCTCGGACTGCGTTACAGCGTCTTCGCCCGTAACGAACGCTCCGATCTTTGCCCAGTAATCAGGCTCGTTAGCATTAGTACCTTCTAAGGCATCTGCGTCTTGCACAATGGCGTGAACAGTTTGCTCTCCATCTCGCGCTGCGGCTGTCAGTTCTTTAAGATCATTATTCCATTCTTCTAGACTGCTCTGTGTTTTGTTGAATGCTATGACCGCTGCGCCTAGGCCAACACCAGCAGCAATCCCACCTGCACCCAAGGTCGCAACTAGACCAGCCCCGGCGGCGCGAAGCTTGCCTCCAGAAGCAGCGGTGCCTCCGGCTCCTACAGCCGGAACTTTTCTACCCACAGTAGCTAATCCGTACTGAGCAAGGCCTGCTCGGCCAGCATTGAGTCCACTACCAGCACCAGCAGCAGCAGCGCCGTATCCACCCTTATTGATAAGACCACCCAAGAGGCCCACCTTACCGCCGCCTCCTAAAAGATTCATGGCGGAAATTGCGCCGTAGGCTTTGGCTGCTACCTTCATAGCTGCTCCATACGCAAGAGCCGTACCAAGTAGTCCACCAGTCAAATCGTTTATTTTGCCCAAAACTTGACCCAAAGCACTGACAACTTTAAGAATAATTTCAAAGGTTTTGGCGATCTGTTTGAGGCTGTCCCCGAGACCATTCTCGAATAGTTCGAAGAACGCGATCTTGAGTTGCTCTGCTACACGACCGAACGTGTTGCCTAGAGTGTTCTTTACCTTCTCAAAACGAGCATCTAATGCTCCGGCGGAATCTCCCAGAGCATCCATCAGTTCTACTTGCTGATCCGCATTAGCGAGGGCTGGGATAAGAGAACCGGCTTCACGACGACCACCAAGCAGGGTAATCACATCGTCCTGAGCAGTCTTGCTCATTTCGGCAAAAGAGTTTGCGACTTGTTCTAGCTGAGACTGAACGTCTCCTTTTGCAATAGCTGTCAAAAATTCAGGAGTGTTAAGGCTACTGTTAGTTTTTGCAAGGTTGGTCATCTCGTCTTTAGCTTGTGATACTGCTGGAAGGATACGACTGAACTGCTCTGCGATAGCCGTACCGGAACGACCAGAAGCTAACTGGACCTGCGCCGCAAGAGTGGCGATCTCTTCAAGTTCAAAACCTGCTGCCTTAGCAGTGGGAGCGATGTCACCGATGAAGCTTACAAGCTCCTTACCAAGTACACCAGTACGGTTAGCTAGAGTTACTACCGTATCTCCAATCTGGTCAAAGTCTACATCGAAGGCGATGGCAGCGGCTGTGAGACCATCAGTAATCTCGGTAAGAGGCAAATCCACGACCTCTGCAAGTTTGGCACCTGCAAGAGAGAATTCGGTAGTGGCTGACGAAAGTTTTTCTGAATCGATACCACCGTCTTCATTCCTAACATTAATGTTCTGATTGTCGGTTGAGTTAAGAGCGCTTAGTGCACCAGTAATTTGCCTTTGCAGTGCGGTCAGTGCGGTAACGGACTGACCAGTGGCAGCAGCGGAGTCAAGTGCTCCTTGTGTGATCTCATCAAAAGCAGCAGTGCCGACGATTCCCATGCCCACAAGCTGATCATCGATAATACCGAATTCAATTTCTAGCTCCTGAGCGGCGGACAGCCCCTCTTTGAGCGCACCGATCGTTCCATAGAGTGCAGCAGCAGGAAGACCGTACTGAAGTGTGGATGCTAGTCCACGACCGAAGTTAACAGGATATCCAGCAACGGAAGCGCCGCCTCCGCCTTTGCCCCCACCACCGCCGCCCACGGGCGGGATGGCACCAGCAGCGGCACCCTGTCTGCCGGGACGGGCAGCAGCAGCGGCACCAGTTGTGGCGGCTGCACGCAGAAGTGACTTCTCATAGATATTAGCTGCGGCGGCAGCTTCTGTGCTTTCTTTGTTCAGGAGAGCGAGAGTTGCTCCAAGACGTTGCTGTTGCGCACTATTGCGCTTACTGGCCTTGGTTTGGTGAGCCATTGCGGCTGCGAGTTGAACCTGTTGAGAATCGACAGCGGCGGCGGAACGGGCTGCGGCCATTGGAGCGGCAGCGGTGCCAAAGACTCCAGCCTTATTAGCTATGGGAGTAGATGCTTCGCCAATCTGTTTAATCGACTTATTCTGGTTCTCTTTGAATGTGGATTTGCCAAGCCGAATAGCATCCTGTTGGATCTGCTTACCAAGAGCTGTGCTAACATTCCCCATACTGGCAAATGCTGGGGCTAGCTGCTGTTTCAGATAGCTAGCGGAAAGCTGTCCGGTTTTGGTGAGTGCACCCTTGCCCGGTGTATCAAAGCCGGGGAGTCCACCCTGCTTCCCAGCAGCAGCAGCCAGCGCTGCCAACTGAGCTTGTGCTTTTACTCCAGACTGGACATTCCCAGTTGCACGAGTACGAGCAGTTACTCCAGCAGCGGCACCCTCGATCCTGCCAATGGCAGAAGCAGCTTGCTTCTGTTTGGGCGTGGCTGATACAGTTTGATTAATCTCTTGTCGCAGTTTGCGGAGACCACGTTCTACACCAGTGAAATCCGCCGCAACCCTGAGAAGTACATCATCGACCATCGAAATCTCCTGATCCTATAATAGTAGCAACGGATCGTAAATCAGCGGAATCTAGCTGCATGTTCATTCTGAACTGGATCTGGGATTTCTTCCACATTATCGCCACCATTATTTCCATATTTAGCGTCTCTAGCATCAGAGACCCTCTGGAAGTGATTATCTAACTCCCAAGGAAGACTCCACATCCATCTGTCAGGCATTTCTGATGGCGACAGTTCTTTCTGCCAGTGAAGAATTGTTAGGGCATGATCTAACGCCGCAACAAATTCTGCGGGACAGGTTTCTGCGGTTGTCCCCTCAGGCCACAGCCTTTCACCCGACCCAGATCTTTGAGCCGTGTTGACCAGTCGAAGGAACTCAGGGTCGCCCCCTAGCCTTTTCCCTCTGATACAGAAGTGGTTAGCTCTTCAAAATGATCGGTGAGTGTATCGAACACTATCGTATCTAGTGTCTCCACTTCTACAACTGATTCGAAGTAGCGATGAGTGCGATTCTCATTATCTCGTACAGAGTAGAACAAGCGCCAACGCAAGTATGATTCAGTCCATACATTGTTAGCATCTATTTCAATAAGACGTACAATCGCATCTTCCACTATGTCATCATAGGGACGATCTTCTAGAACTGAGATAAGGTCAGCCTTGACAGCATCTACTTCAACTTCAACCTGCTCTTCGAACCGAAGAAGTTCTTCGAAAACCCTTTTAGCCTCTTCATCCTCTGGATCAAGTGTAAAGGTGTGTTCAAGCCCATTGACCCATGCTTCACGCAGGCCCAAGATGTAGTCCTCGTTAGCCCACTCGTCTTCTGCGGCGATGCGCTCAGAGGATGTACCCACTGCTTCGCCAACCGCTTCACTGATTACGATGTTAATTAGATTCTCTTTGTCGTCAAGACCGTATGCGAAGATCTGGTCTTGGTACTGCGCACGGCGGGGATCGTCTTTGTTCTTGCGGAGTGAAAGGTGAGTAACACGAGCACCCTGAGCCTTCTCGATAGCCTTACGGTTCTCAAGGTCATTGGGCTTAGCCATATACACAGTGATTGAACCATCTTCGTCACCGATGGTTACTTCTTTGCCACGCTGATAAAGATCAGTCAGACGGCGAGGACGTGCTACGCTAGGGGTCTTCTGTTCTTCAATCATCTCTTCGCTCATGCGAACTCCTTGAAAATCATCCTACCACTGCATCCTACAGTGGGTGTACTATTATAACAACGGTTATTATAGCATACTAAAAGGCTCTCCCTAACGAGAAAAGCCCCCGCCGAAGCGGGGACCATTCTCAAATTCAGAGCAAGCCAATATTATGTTATTGGAAGGGCACCCTTTGCAACCTTCATGGCACCAGTGTCAGAGATAAAGTCGAACTGTGACTCTAGCTTTGTCTGCACCTGTGGGTTGAAGCCCGGTACTTGGAAACGTGCTTCTGGGAGGTAGATGGACTTCAATGGAGTGATGTTGTCAGCAGGATCAGTAACCACAATCTTAACACGGATTGGGTCAGTGATGTCTGGTCCGAGAACCTCGCCTGCAGCTACGTTAGTAACAAGACGGATCTTATCGAAGAGGTCATCTACATCGAATGCCTTGACGGTCATTGAGCCGGAAACCTCAGCAACATCATAATCCTGATCGACGTACCGGGCGTTACCCAGCTCTTCGTCATTCTCAAGAGTTACAGACCAAGTGGCATCGAAGTTCTGGACGCCGGTAAGGCGAGTCCAAGTTCCGTCACCAATTTGTGCCTGTGCTTCTGGATCATCAGTTGATGTATAAACGTTGATGTTCTTTGAACGAACGGCGGCTGGCTTAGCACCAGTGTCGTATGGGGAGGTTGTTCCCGCTGGGTCAAGAGGACCACCCTCAGCACCTTCGGCGTATGCTCCGGTGGTTGGGTGAACAGAAGCATCGTAGTCTACTGAGGTTGCTGCTGGGAGACGAGACCATACAACTTGTGCATAATCCCAAGTTGTGCCAGTGTTCTCACTGGCAGGGATTGTGAATCCAGCGGCTGTAGCAGAAGTCATGTCTTGCTCATAAAGGCGCTTTTGCACCTTGAGGGACACGTCAAAGAGACAGATATTAAGAGCATACTCGGTGCCGTAAGGGGCAGCGTTCTCAACTCCACCAAGTGGGTCTGCAGGAGATCCACCGAATGCGATAGCAACAGAGCCGCCAAGATTATCCATAACGAACTGTTCCATCACTGGCTGTCCGGGGGTGTAATAGATTGAGTCCCCACGAAGGGAGAAGCTCTGAGACGCTGAAGCGCCTACACCGAAGGAATAAGCCACTGACTCAAGTGTTAGGTAAGGGCAAGCAACACCGGCAACAATGTCAAACTGGTTACGGTTTGATTTGAATGGTGAAAGAATGTCCATAGCTAGGGCATCTTGGAAGTCGATGACCGCTCCAACGCCGCCAGTGGAACCAGCTACTGCTGTAGTTGGATCTTGGCCGACAAGGAGAAGCTCAAATTCAGGGGAAACATCATATGACTCAAGGTCAAAAGAAAGGTCGGGGGTATCATATACCGTACCAACAGACTCCCAGTTGCCAACTTCGTAAACCTTCTCTTCAGGAATGTTTAGTGAAGCTGGACCACCGGACTGAATGCGGTCGATAACGAAACCGTTTGCGTCAAATAGTATAGCACCGGCTTTAATACTCATTGGAACCTCCGAGGGGCAGAGTACAATCGAATTTTACACCCAGCGGAAAGACTAGGCTTGCTCATGTATAGTAACGGTAGAGAAAATCAGTTATTAGACCCTCGTACCGGGGTTATCTGGCTTGAGATAAACTTTCACTGCTCTGACTAAAAGCTTAGGATATATTGCATTTGCGGCGGATACTCCAGCTTGTACGAAGCCCATAGGATGGATAACCCTACCGTCAATTGGCCTGTTTAGCTTAAACCTACTTCTGGGACTGGACTGAGAAAATCCTTGAGTGGCAGAGCGTCTGGTTACATGCAATTGCATTCCCCCCGTAGCACCACCCTTAAAGAAGAATGCGCCCCTACCAGAACCGGGAATGCTGAATGAATCACCACCCTGCGTGCTGGTGATAATGCTTGGACCAATGATCTTGCCGCTCGTGGGCATTTTCATAGGGGTGATCTGATTGTTGGCACCAGTGCCAGCACCAAAGGATAGCCTGTTCCATTGTGGCGCAGTAGAATCCATAAAGCCCCTATCGAAGAAGGAGAAGGTAGTTCCTCTGAGTTTCAGGTTGGATGGTGAGCTGAGTGCAGTGAGAAGCTTACCACCTGCATACCGACCAGTCTTGCCGGGATCGCCTACACGATAGGAAGGTCTGCCGCTAGCTTTAGCCAAGTACTGCTGAACCATAGCTGCTTGTGCAGCCTTTCCAGCCTTTTGGTTAACAGTCTTTATCTTCTTTCTCATCTTCTGATTAGGACTAGCTTTGGACGCAACGTATTTCATCATTGCTTTTTTAAGCTCTTTGTTCGTATTGGCAGCAATAGTAGCACCTACGTCTCTACCCAGATTGAGCTGGAAATCAGCCATTGACTATTTCCTCAATCCTATCAAGAAAGATCTCATTGATAACACTTGACTCATCAACTAGATCGATAGCTATATTAGCTACATCGTTGAATAGATCCAAGACTAGCTTGCGCAATTCATCAGAAACGTCATTATCAATGAACGGATCAACTTCGTCCTCTTTGAAAGACAGAAGCGTAGCAATTGCCCGATCTCTTTTCCTAGCAATAAGCTGGGACTTAGCTGCACTCATAACCACTCCTTAGTAGGTGGCAACAGTGAAGAAGAAGAAATCATCATCGGTTGCACCGGGAATCCATACCAGACCAAATTCGTTACTATTAGCAACGGCTTGTGGGAAGATAGTCTGATCGATGGTGACCGTACCGAAAGTATTCTCGTTCTGTAGTCCAACTACCGGAGTAACTGCAGTGACGTTGATGACTCCGAAGGTGTTAGTGTTCTCAAAGCCTGTGGCTGCAACTTCTAGGGTAATGAGAGGGATTCCGAAGGAGTTGGCGTTCTCGTATCCTGTAGGAGAGATTAAGCCCGAGAACTCTATCGTGCCGAACTCATTGCTGTTCTGGAATCCAGAGACAAATATCGTTTGGTTGATCGTGGGGGCTGGGATCTCGTTGACATTCTGGGCCGGAACAGGGATGAGAGGTTCAGTGAAGGCGGGTAGGCCAAAGGTATTAGGATTCTGGTAGCCACCCTGATCAATGAGACGCTGTGCGATCTGCTCAAGGGTACCGAACTCGTTAGTGTTCTGGTGCCCAATGGGGGTAATTACCCGAGTAGCTGTGGCCGTACCGAATGTATTAGTGTTCTGGAATCCAGTAGGAGTACGTTGCTGATCAGATCCGATGACCGGATTGCCGAATGTGTTGGGGTTCTCGTAACCTGTAGGCAGGATCTCATGGTTGATACCAGCTATACCGAACGTGTTCACATTCTCGAAGCCGGTAGGAGTTACCTGTTGATCAGCAGTCACGAGATGAGTGCCAAAGGTATTCGTATTCTCATAACCAGTAGCTGAGAGCTGCTGATCTATGCTTGGAGTTCCGAACGTGTTACCGTTCTCGTAGCCCGTAGGGGTACGCTGTTGGTTAGAACCGATAACTGGGTTACCGAATGCACTTGGGTTCTCATAGCCAGAAGGCAAGATCGTCTGGTCGATCTGCGGAGTTCCGAAGTCATTGGCATTCTGGTATCCGGTAGGTAGGGTGTTCTGATCTGTTGTGATGAGCGGAGTACCGAACTCGTTAGTGTTCTGGTATCCGGTAGGTAGAGTTTCCTGATTTGTTGTGATCTGCGGAGTACCGAACTGAGGGCTACCGCTACCATCGTATGATCCATGATCGAACTCTTCTCCAGAGTCGAACGGTTCAGAGCCTTCCCACTGCTGATAACCGACAGCATCTATAGTCTGATCTATTTGGACAGTGCCAAAGCTATTGGCATTCTCGAAACCAGTTGGGAAGACATCTTGTACTGGTAACTCTGAAGCGATAGAGCCAACTAGCGCATTACCGACTAAGGCGTCACCGACTAGAGCGGTGGAATCTGCGGAGATAGGGGGAGTTGGACCTTGGGCAACACCAAAGGTATTGATGTTTTCGAAACCAGTAGGCGTGAAGGTCTGATCAATTGTGATGAGAGTACCAAACGTGTTGGTATTCTCGAAGCCTGCTGGGGTTAGGTCAGAGCTTGCATCGGCTGTGCCGAACTCATTTGCGTTCTCATAGCCCGTTGGCTCGATGGTTTGATCGATTTGTGGAGTGCCGAAATCATTAGCGTTCTGGTAGCCAGAAGCGTTGAAATTTTGATCTCCACCAGAGCCTTCATACTCAATCGTAATGTTAAAGGGATCATATGTGGCGTTCTCTATGGAAGCATAGGAAAC